TCATACGCATACATCTTTGCGTTGGGCGCGCCGGGAAACGCCCAGGGCAGCGTGTAGACGATCTTGCCTGGTGAGGGCGCGTAGGGGAAGCCGAGGACCTGATCATGGAACACGAACGCATCGGACCAGGCCACGAGAAAGGGCACGGTGGCCTCGAGCCCATCCTGGCCGCCGTGGACCTCGTACCCGTGCGCGAGGACCTTGAATTTGACCGTCGGAGCGGGCATCGGTGTCCCTCAAACGTCGTACCCGAAGACGGCGCGGAATGCGTTGCGCGCCTGCTGTCCCAGGGTGGGCTTGGTCATACCGGCGGTCGCGGTCATGTAAGCGTTCGTCGCAGCGTTGAGGGCCTTCGTGTTGGCATCGGTGGCCGCCTTCTGGCTGTCCTTTCCGAACTGCGCCGCCCTGAGCTTGAACGCGAACTCGGTCAGGCTGTCGATCTCAGGCTTCTTTTCTTTCTTGGGCGCCTGGGCGAGCGCTCCGCCTGGGGTCCCGTTCTTGCCGCCGCCGAAGACGCGCGCGAAGAATCCGCCCACGGCCGTTCCGATGTTGCCGAAGATCGTCGTGAGCCGCTCCTTGGCCTGCTGGGTGTCGAAGCTCTGGCCCAGCTTGTCCCAGAACTCCTTGGCCTTGCCGGCGAGATTCGGGAGGTCCTTGAAGATTTCCGCGGCGTTGAACTCCGGGCGCGGGCCGACGTTGGCGAAGGGGTTCTGATTGAGCAGCCCGAAGTTGGGTTTGATCGCCGGGACCGCTTCCTTGCCGCCACTGAGGAGGATATGCGGGCCAAAGACCGCGGCGAGCAACGGCTTCCACTTCGCGGCCACGCTGTCGATCGCGTTATTCAGGAGCGAGCTGAACGCCTTGGCCATTTGCCCGAAAAGGTCGATCGAGAAGTTGACCAGGCCAATGAAATCGTCCCGGATCGCGACCTGTGCGGCGTTCGCCCCCCAGACGAGCTGGTCCCAGACCTTGGAGCCGAACCGGCTGAACACCGTCTGGACCTGAAGCGCCAGCTCCTGGGCCTTGATCTTCGCGAGCTCGAAGACGGTGGGCAGCTCCTTCCACGCCAGGCCGATGTACTTGCCGTAAGTGGCGATACGATCGGCGAAGGCCTGGATCGTCGGGAGGTGGCCCTCGATCGACTCGAAGACGGACTGTGCGAGCTTGTTGACGCCGTTCAAAATCGAGTTGGCTGCGGGCAAGAGCTTCTCGCCGATCCCGGTCAAGGTGTTCTCGAGCCGCCCCCAGACCTCGCGGGACTGGTTCGCGAAACTGCTCTGGGTCCGGGCGAGGTCGCCCTGGGCGTCAGATAGGCCCTTGGCGATGAGCTGGGCCCGGACCTGGATCTTGCCGAGGTTGGTGAGCTCCTGGCCGGCCTTGATGAACCCGAGACGGAGGCCCTCGGCCTTCACCGCATCCTCGGAGAGCATGATGCCGAGGGCCCGCAGCGGCTCGGCCTCGCCCACCAGGCCGGCGCGGATCTTCTCGAGCGCACTATCGAGCGGGAGGTCATAAAAGCTCGTCGCGTCGATCGCGAGCTTGCTCATTTGCTGGGAGAGTTTCGCCGCCTCGGCCGTGGACATGCCCGCGCCTTTGGCGATCAACCCGAACATTGCCGCGGCGTCCAGCAGCTCTCCCCTGGGAATCCCGAACGACCGCGCCATCTCATTCGAGAGCTGCATGATCTGCGCGGTGTTTTGCTTGAACACCACGCCCACCTTGGACGTGGTTTCCGCGAGATGAGACGCCGAGACGATGGTCTTCTGGAACCCGGCCCCCACGCCCTCGAAGGTCATTCGCGCGAACGCCGTGGCGACGTTGCCGGCGAACGTCCCCACGGCCACGCTCGCGGCCGACAGGCGCGAGTGGATCGAGCTGAGCGCGGAGTTGAACTTGTCGCTCTTCGCGGAGACCTCGACGAAGAGCGATGCGAGCTTGAACATGGGTCAGTCTCCGGCTCCGGCTCCGAGCGCCCATCTCGCCTGATCGCCCTCGAGGCCCAGCGCTTCCTGGAGGTCCTCGAGCGAGTTGATCGGGATGCCGCCGGCGTGGCGGTCGTTCGGGTCCGTCTCTTCCTCGAGCAGGGCCGCGGCCTGGGTGAACGTGAGGCCCCAGACCTCCGACGGCGCGACCTTCGCCCGGCGGACCAGGGCGCGATAGATCGCCTTCCAGTCGAGCTCAGCGGCGCCGGGGCGCCTCAGGCTTTTGGGTCGGAGGCCTCGCCCTCGAGCTCTTCGTCGAGCTCGGCTTCGGGATCGTCCACGCCGAACGCGATCGCGTAGATGCGCCGGAGCGTGGCCTCGGCCTGGTCCGGGTGCTTGCGACCCCAACGCTCGAGCTGGCGATAGAGACGCTTCCCGTCCGCGTCGGTCCAGATCGGCTGATGGACCTTGAGCGCCTCGGTCAGCGCGGCGATCTGGCCCTCCTCGGTCGAGAGCAGCGCGCCGTTGCCCTTACGAGTGCCGATCTGGGGAGGCCACGCCTTCGCGTCCTCGCGAGCCTGACGGAGCAGTTCGGATTTCTCGGATTCCGAAAACCCTACGAGCTGACCCTGGAGTGCACGGAGCGGATGCGGAACGTGCTCCTTGACCCAGGCCTGGAGCCGGGCGATTCCCTCGAGCGTCAGCTCCCCGAAGAGGAGCGGTTGCCCGGCGACGACGATCTCGACGGGCTGGTTGCTGAGTCGAGCAAGATCCATCGGAAGTACTCTGATACGTGATCGGGGAGAAACGAGGCCTCCGGAGAGGCCCCACGTCAGATCAGACGTTCGGCCTGGTCCAGGCGCCCTTCGAGCGGAAGCTCGCGGTGAACCGCACGGCGTCCTTGACCTTGTTCTTGATCGAGAGCTTGGTGATCTTGGCGGTGCCCTGGAGATAGTTGTTGTTGGCGTCGATCTGGAGCTTCAGCGTCGGGTAGGTGCCGCCCAGGAGCGCCGCGCCGGGCATCAGGTTGACGACCGTGTTGAACGGGTCCTTGAGCGGGTTCCAGAGGAAATCGAAGGTGCCCGAGACCTTGATCGGGCCCTCGATCGCATCCTCCCAGCCGGCGTCGGCCGTGGTCGTGACGTCGATATCGGGGGATTCCACGTCGGCGTCCCAGCCCTCGACGTCCATGTCCGTGGATCCGCTGAAGACCTTGCCGTCCTTGCCGGAATAGGCAGTAGACATGCTCTAGTCCTTATCTGAATCGGTGAGGTGGAATGGGGTGTAAGGACCAGGGCGGGTCAATCGCCGCCGGCGACGAGCCGGTACGCGATCGTGTTGGCACCGGGATCGAGGTCGACGATCTTGTGCGTGCTGTCGACCGTCCAGCCGGCGGCCGAGGCCGGGTTGGCGATCCGCGCGTGCGAGAGCGGCGGGATCGTCCACTTCGTCGCGACGGTGAACGGACCCAGGAGCGAGTTGACGATCGTCATGTCCCAGTTGAGCGTGTGGGTCGGGTCGTCGTTGAAGATGAGCAGCTCGCGGACATGCGCGAGGCCCGTGCTGCCGTCGACGCAGACGACGGTCGTCAGGTCGATCGACACGGGGGCCGCCGCGGCGTTGCCCGACGCCTGGTACCCCTTGTTCATCTGGTTCGCGCCGGTACCGGGCGTGTACGAATAATTGGCGTTGGGCTGGATCGGGACGTTGTACGCGGTCAGGACGTTCGCGCCCGCGGGAATGGCGAACACCAGGTTGGAGCTCAGGGTGAATCCCCCCGAGACGTTTGCGGTCATGGCGGACTCCTCTCAAATCAAATCAAAGAGAACCGGCATAAAGGACATCGAATGTGATCAGGGAGGCGTAGCAGTCCTCGCCCTTGGGGCCCTTGCCTTCGGCCTTGCTCTCGAGCGGCTCGTTGGGGATGCAGTAGGCCACGACCTGGCCGAGGATGTTGAGCGGGGCACCGTCGAACGCGGTCTGGAACGCCTGGCGGACGGCGATTGCCTGCGTCACGGTCCAGTGGTAGCAGTTGATCTGGAACGAGGCCTTGAGCACGCGCCCGCCCGTCGTGAACACGTCGGTCGGTTCCGCGACCTTGAAGTACTCGACGTAGGGCAGCTCGGTCCCTTCGTCCGCCTCGAGGTGCCAGAGCCGGCGGTCGGACGTCATGGCCTGGAGGTCGGGGCGCGTGGCGAAGAAGGCCTGAATCGCCTCCTGGAGCGAGCCCGGCGGTGGTGTGAAGCCGGCCAGGGGAACCTGCGGAGTGAAGACGTCGCCGCCGGCGCTGTCCTTCACCTCGAGCTGGAACCGGTACGGTCCGCCCGGCGGCGGTGTGTAGAGGAACGGCCAGGTCGGGTTCGTGGTGACCAGCACGCGCGGCATTTGCTTACGGCAGTGCCGACTCCGGGAAGCCGACGAGCTGGAGCTGGGTCTTTCCGCCCGCGCCCGAGTTGAAGAGGCAGTAGTACGAGACGAGGATCAGCCCGTCCGTGCGCTGGATCGGTCCGGGGTACCCGGCCGAGTCGGAGCTGGCGACCGGGATGAAGACGTCGAGCGGATTGTTCCAGCTCGTCCCGTTGTTCGTGCTCCGCCGGCAGCGCAGGCCCGCGTTGCGATGGCCGTACACCGCCAGGATGGACCCGCTCTGAAGTCTGAGGAGTGCCGGCGAGACGTTCTCAACGAGCTTGTCTGTGAACGGGACCGTCGGTGCGGACCACGTCGCCCCGCCGTCGCTCGAGGTGCACTGCGCGAGGTTCCCTCCCGCGGTCCCGTCGTCGCGCATGAGGGCGAGCCAGTTGCTTCCTCCGGTGTTGATGATGGCGGTTTCGCTGTAGGCGTGCGTCGCGCTCCCGGTCGCGATCGTCCCCTGGATCGTCCAGGTCTGCCCGCGATCGTTCGACACAAGGAAATAGGAGTTGGTCCATGAGACACCCGCCGGCTGGCCATACCCGTGCCAGTAAAGCGGTCCCCCTTGTACCGGCTCGACGGGCTGGCCGAAGAACTGGAAATAGGCCGGCTGCGGTGAGAACGGGCTGTAATCGAACGTGACGGGGGCCGGGTCCGTCCAGGAGACACCGCCGTCGTTCGATCGGAGGAAATGCCCGGTGTCCGTCGTGAAGACGTTTCGGCCCGCATAGCTTCGGCCAATACCCCAGAGCGTGGTGCCCGACGCGAGCCGCTTCTGACCGTAGGAGAAGCTGCCACGCCAGAGGTCCTGCCCGGTGGTCCATCGCGCCGTCGCCGGCGACCACGTGTTTCCCCCGTCGTAGGAGGTCGCATAATCGATGTTGTGGACGATCCCACCGAAGGTCGCCGCCGCCTCCCAGGTGCAGAGGATCGATCCGTCCGGATTCAGACTGAGCGCGCCCGTGTCGTGACTGCCCAGGTCGGTCGTCGAGTCCGCGATCACCACCGTCGAGTAGACGCCGGGCGTCGAGTACTTCTGACGCAAGTATTCTCTGATTTGAGCGAACAGCGTCGGGTTGGTGACCTGGAGGTTGCTCGGCGCGACGATCAGCGCTTGCACGCGGGCGTTCAGGAAGTTCGTGCCCGCCTTGCCGAAGAAGCTCGCTCCGATGGCCGTGGTCGGTACGGTGACGGCGCTCTTCAGCGCGTAACAATTCCAGTTCACCGTCCATGAGCTGCCCGCGCGAATCGATTCCAGCAGCACCGGCGCGGTGGACGTCGGCAGCGTCTGCGCGCCGGTGGTCTGTGCGCCGGCCAGATAGTCGACCTGGTTGCTGGTAACAGCCGCGGCATAATTCGTCGCATCGCCCAGGATCGGCTTGATGCTGGCATCGATCGCCGGCCAGCGCGCGACCAGAAAGATCGTGTGATCGCTGAGCGCCGCCCCGCCATCGATGTTGAACCAGCTCGGCAGCGCCTGGTTGAACGCAATCGAGGGCAGCCCGTTCCCGTCGTTGAGCTGGAGAGTGGCCTGGTTCGCCGCCGTGGTCCACCCATGGTTCCCGTTGAGCGTGAGGTCGAGGAGGCCCTGGATCGGATCGCCCTGGTTGACCGCCAGTGTGCGTCTGCCGGCGTCCTGGTACGCGGACCCCGACTCGTACGCGGCGATCAGCGAGCCGGCCGCCTGGGGCCACTGGAAGGGCTGCGCCGACTGGACTGCGGAATAGGCGCCGTACCCGAACGCGGCCGAGGTCGCGCGGATCCGGTAGTCCATCGACGTGCCGAGCTGTACCGGCCCGTGGACGTAGCTGAGCTGGCCGGGCGGGAGAGTCGCGACCACTTCGAACGCATTCTGCCCGTGGATGCTCGCCTCGATCGACCAGCCCGTGGCGCCGGCCACCGTGCCCCAGCTCAGCGCCACGGCCTGCGAGCCGCCGATCGCCGTGAGCGTGGGCGCGGCGGGAGCCGTGGTGGCCAGGCCGCCGCGCGTCGCCAGGTAGCTCGCGGCCAGGGCGAGTGTGTCCTGGTCCACTTCGCCGGCGAACTCCATCACCTCGAAGACGTCGAGCTCGGACGAGGCCGTGATGTTGCCGTACTGATCCTGCCGGCCGCCCAGGCTGCCGAGATCGGTCGTCGCGCGGAGGAGGTTGCCGCTGAGCACCAGGACCTGGGGCTGGCCGTCCAGCTGGGCCAGGTAGTTGCTCAGCCCGATCTGCCCCGCGTAGCTCAGGCCCAGCGAGTGGGCAGAAAGCGTGTCGGGAGGCTGATCGAATCCGACGCCCTGGCCTTGCACATAGTCGTTCAGGAACGTCCACGGCGCGAACCCGGTGCGGCCCGTGCCCTCGACCAGGACCTCGCTGAACGTGCCCGCGGGCCCCTTGCTGCTCATCAGCGACCAGAAGTCACCGGACGCCGGCTGGCCCCGGAGTTTGCAGAGCATCAGGAGCGTGCCGGAGCCGCTCCGGCTGCCGAGCAGCTCCATCGCCGTGCCGACCGTATTGTAGAGGCCGGAGCGATGGAACCGGACCGCGGGCAGTCCGTTGAGGACGTTCGGCACGAAGATCGGCCGGTTGTTCGCCGCGCTCTGGATCGCGTGGTTGCCATTGCCGGTCTGATCGGTCCATTGCGAGATCGGCTCGCACGGGCTGTGCCCCCAGCCGACCGCGGTCCCCGTCGGCGCGAACGAGCCCATTGCCCCGGCCACGAGCGCGACGTTGAGGTTCGTGTCGTCCAGCCACCAACCTTGCGACCCGGCGGGGTCGACCCGGCGGCTCCCCGTTCCCTCCACGAACGGAAAATAGTCTTGATAGTGTGAGTCCGTCTGGAGCGCGGTGGGCCAGTGCGTGAATGGGAGGCCGAGGCCTCCGTTGTATAGCTCGGTCTGCTCCGCACCCGTCAAGACCCTCGTGAACACGAACGGCCCGGAGATGGCGCCGTTCATCGGTGCCGTGGCGCTGCCGAACTGGAACCGTCCGCTGCCGTTGTACGTGCCGGCGGCCCAGGCGACCGACGTCGGCGCGGCCCCGTTGACGCTCAGGTTCCACGTCTGTGCGACGCTATCCCACCACGCGAGCACGAAGTACCAGACGCCCAGGCTGACAGGGCTTGCAGTGGCCGCTGTCGTCGTCGCCGCGCCGCTGCCGATCGCCCCGGTGATGTGGTTGGTGGCGTCGAGATAGATCGCGTACTCAAGGGTGGCCTGGCCGACGACGCCCTTTTGCCAGGCGGTGCTGATCGCGCCGCCCGCGCCCCACTGAAACCAACCCCCGACCGTGAAGCTGGTACCGCCGAGCTGGAGAGCATTGCCGGCGTCCAGGACCTGCGTTGCGAGCCCCGAGAAGCCGGCCGCCGAATCGGTCAGGAGGCCCGCGTCCGACTTGAGCCAGCGAAAGAGGGGCAGCGATTGCGGATTGAACGTCTCCGGAACCTCATCCGTATCCATCCAGAGGAACACGCTGTAAGGCGGCGTGCCACCGCTCGGCGCGGACGCGCTCAGCGACACCGATTGGCCTTGCGGCGTCGCGACGAGATTGCCCGGTGCGAGCGGGGTGGTCATGAGGACGGGGATCCCGATTCTTGGTCCGAGAGGAAGTCCTCGAGCGAGCCGACCTGGTTCTTGGCCCACTCGTAGGCCGGCCGGAGCCACGGGTGCGGGGCGAGCCCCTTCCTGGTCCCCAGCTCCTGATGCTTCATGTATTCGACGTTGGTGCCAGCCCGTCCCACGAGCTGCTCATCGTCGAACTCGTACGTCACGCTCGCGCGGCCGCGGCCGGTCTGCTTGTGCGGGGGATCGCCGGCGGACGCATGGACGACGGGACCGGTCTTCTTGCCCTTCGTCTTCCCGGTACCGGGGACAGCGAGCAGTTCCTTGGCGCGGCGAACGATGAGCCGCAAGAGCTTGAGCAGGTAGGCCGCGGTCCGGCGTCGGACCAGGGCCTTGGCCCCATCGCCATTCCACTCGAGCTTGCTGCTCATCGTTCACACGCGTTGCTCTTCGTAATCCACCTGCCAGAGCCGGTTCATGCGATTGATGTTTTTGGCGGCGGTGATCACCAGCTCGCGTTTGGGAGCGTCGGGAGCGTTCGGGTCGATCAGCTCGAGCCGGTTCCTGGTCGTGAGCTGGTAATCGGTCGTGAGGTAGACCGTGCCGATCAACGTCTGTGTGGCCTTGTCGTTCTTCCGGTCTCGCGACCCGCCCTTCTCCTGCACGAGTGCCGGGCAGTTCGCCGCCGCCAGCGAGTAGGGCTTGCGCGACGGCGCTCCGGTCGTGTCCTGCCCCGTCGCCTGGGCGAGGACGTTGACCAGGTCGTCCATGAAGTCCTCGATCGCCATGGCCACCCTACGCGATGAAATCCTGGATGTAGGGCGCGAGCAGCACGCGAGCCAGAGGCGGGAGACCGATGTCGCCGGCGTCGGCCATTTCGTAGCTGTAATCGCCGATGTCCTCGCTCTTGAGCAGCCCGGTCATCTTGAGCGAGTCGGCCAGGTGCTTGACCGTCAGCACGGTCGCATACAGGACCGGGGCCGGGACGCTGGGAGCGCCGGCCGTGTAATTGACCTGGACGTTTTGCAGGCCGTCCGGGAACCAGGCTTCGAACCGCTGGTTGACGTGGCCGTTGCCGCGGCGGAGCTCGCCCGTCGCCGGGTCGAACGTCCACCCGTCGTTGTCCGTGTTGTCGATCGGCTGCGGGGTCGTGTTGGGCCAGAGGATGACGCTCTGGACCGAGAGTACGGGCGTCTGCCTCAGCCAGATCCGGGACTCGCTCTTGCCGTCGTGTAGCTCGGAGTAGCTATTCACGACGAACTGGAGCCCGGTGTAGTTCTGGATCCAGACCGACGCCGTGCTGATCAGCGAGGCCAGCCCGGGCAGGCCCTGGAGGCGGCTGATCAGCGTCGTGACGTCGGATTGCTGGGCAAGGTCGGGCATCGTCAGGCCTTCCGCACGATCTTGATCTTCCGCTCGGTCACCACCACGATCGGTTCGCGCGTCGCCGGATCGACTTCGAAGGAGTTGATGTTCCCGTCCGAGATCTTCTTGTAGCTCTTGAAGACACCCGCAGAGTCGTCGGCGTAGAAGATATGCAGGTGATCAAGGTTCTCGGCGGTCTTTGCGTCGTAGACACTGAACAGGGTCGCATGCGCGGCGTTCTTCTGGTAATCGATGATCACCTGGGGTGTCCTGATGAGTGCAGGGCGGGCGCTCTGGCGGCCGGCGATCGCCGCCGAAGTCGAGCGCCAGGGCCTTGTTTTCCACGGGCGGTTTCACGTCGACGGTCCTCTCAGCTCAACGATTCACGGGCCCATCGAGCGTGGGCCGCCGCCACGCACGCTCGGCCAGTGCTGACGGCCAGTGGAACTCCGCCGTCACGACGTCGAGAGGCAGGGCGACCACGTCGAGAGGGGCGGACTCGCTGGTTTCCGGGAACGACTCACTGGTCGCGAGGATCGCGATCTCGCTCGTCATCCAGAAGTACACCGTTGAGACCTGGACCGGCGTGATGTCCGGCGGGAGCTCTGAGAACCTGGGCGCGAGATAGCCGTCGCGGATCCGCTCGAAATGCTCCCGAGAGAGCCTGTAGATCCGCAGACGGCGCTCGTTCATGAACGGCATGATCGGTCCTTTGGTGGCCCGGTGATGGTTGACCGGAACGGCGTGGATTACGGCGTTCCGGCGGTGGCGAGATAGACGAAGGTCGGGGCCGAGGCGACCGACGCGTCGGCGAACGCCGAGGGCGAGTTCTCGTTGTGGTAGAGGATCGCCACGGCGCCGTCGATCACGGCGTTGGCGGTGGCGCGGAGCGCGACCAGGCGGAGGTACCGGTAGCCGGTGCGGTAGACGTCGATGACGTTCACCGTGTGGCTCTGGCCGTCCGTCAGGAGCGTCGTGTGCGAGCCCGCGATGTCCGTCCATGTCGCATTATCGTTCGAGCCCTGGACCTTGAACTGGCTCACCTGGGTCGCGGTCAGGGCGCCCCAGATCCCGACGAACGCCACGGCGTCGTAGCCGAGGGTATCGATCGAGTTGCCATTGACGTTGGCGATGCCGGCCGCCTGCTCCTGCATCGCGAGGCGGATATCGGCGTTCTTGAACAGATGGTGCAAGATCATGTGCGTGCGTCCCCAGGAGCGCCCTCGAGGGCGCTCGGTGGTTTGGGAATGGTCCGCCAGCGAGAAGGGGAAAGAGCGCCCCGGAGAGCGCTCAGGCGTTGTTGGACTTGAGTGCGTACAACCGCCAGGGCTCGACGGTCTGGCCGCCGAAGCGGATCCGGCAGACGATGATGAACTGGTTCAGCTCGGCTGCCACCTCGCGAAGGATCTGCACGGTGAGGCCGAGGCGGTTCACCATGTAATAGCCCTTCAGGTCGCCGAAGAGCACGGGGTAGTTGGCCGCGCCGATGTTCGGCATGAACGAGCTGATCGTGAACGGGTACCCGACCAGCTCCTTGGGCCGGGCGGTCGCCAGGCCGCTGTCCTGGTACCCCATCCCGAACAGGTACCGGCCGTTGCCGTCCTTGAGCTTCGAGATGAAGTTCTGGACGTTCGTCTTGTTGAAGACGTACCGGGCGTCCTTGTCGTACTGCGGAGGCAGCGTGTAGGCGACGTTGATCAGGTCGTCACCGCTGAAGGTGCCCGCGCCGCTCGAGAGGATCGAGGCCGGCTGGAACGCGCCCCCCGGGTTGACCAGGAGCCCGGTCGGCTGGCCCTTGCCGGTGCCGTTCAGGATCATGTTCTCGCGGAGCAGGTCGACCGTGATCCGGAGCTGGTTTTCGACCCACGCCTGGATCGGGAACGCCGAGTCCTCGACCATGTCATTGGTGACCCGCGCGCTGAGCATCGCGGTGTAAACGGGCACCTCGATGTTACCCAGGAGGTTCGCGTCGTTCACCGCAAGCTGAGACGAGCCGGTCGGGATTTCGCCCGTCCAGGCCGCCCGGAACGCGGTGACGTACAGGTTGTCGGCGCTGTACTGAGTGCGCGGCATGACCACGCGATCGCGGCCGGTGGTGATGTTGGTCACCAGTGAGGCGAGGTCCGTGGGCGCCGGCTCGCGGGCGATGATCCTCATCAGCATGTCGGCCGGGACCGTCACGCCGCCCTGATCGTCCAGGCCCTCCTGGAGCGTCTTCAGACGCATGCCGTCCAGGCTGGCCCTCTCGCCCTTGGAGCGGAGCCAGGTGGTGAAGGCGCTGTTGTACTCGGGCGTCTGGATCGCGTCCCAGCGCTTCTGGCCCATCGTGCCCGGCCCGATGTCCTCGATCAGCGAGCCGTAGCTGTCGAAGAGGACGCGGCCCGCGTTCTTCATCCCGAGCCAGCCGCCGTCCGTGCCCACCTTGCCGGCCCAGATCATGCTCTTGGCCGCGCGATCGGCGGGGTTGACGCTCTCGCGGTCCTTCTTGATGCCGTCGAGCTCGCCCCGCATGTCGAGCAGCTTGAATTCCTTCTCGAGACGGTTCTTGATTCCCTTCAGGTCCGTGATCAGCGTCGCCCCCTCCGCGCGCTCCGCGTCGGTCGGGTCGGCCTTGCTCAGCAGAGCGTCGGCCTTCTGGTACTTCTCGTCGTGCTCCCGCTGGAGCGCTCGGATCGTCTCGTTCATCGATCGTTCCTGGTGAAAACGGGGTGGAGGTGGAGGAGCGAAAGTTCGTTGCGGGCCTTGGTCAGAGCCGCCGCGCGGGCTTTCCCGTCGGTGTCGGGATCCGGCTCGGGTTCGGTCTCGGAGGCCGGAGCCGTCTCGGTGAGAATGTCGCCCAGGTCCTTGCAGACAGCCGAGAGGGACTGGTGATGACCGCTGAGCCGATCCCGCATGGAGGTCGAGAGCTTGCGGCCTTCCTTGAGCTCCTTGACGAGCTGGGCCAGCTCGGAGAGCTTGAGCATGCCCTTGGACCCGGTGATGTCGGCCTCGGTGTTGGCGGGGAAGGCGACGGGCGAGGCCTCGTACAGCTTGATCTCGTGGAGGAAGGTGAGGCCGTACTTGTTGTCGATCAGGTTGAAGGCGTCCTGCTCGGTAGGCTGGTAACCGACCTCTTGCCAGTATTTCCGCACGTCGTCCGGAACCGCGCTCTTCGCCTGCACGGCGCGATAACCGATCGACATTTTCCTCATCACCTTGTCTTTGATGAGGGTCTTGCAGTCCCGGCCCTTGGCGGTGTCGCTGATCTTGCCCCGGATGAACAGGCCCTTCTGATCTTCCTTGGCGTCGAGCGGCTTGCCGATCACTTCGCCGTGGTTGAAGCAGATCTGGCCGTTGAGCATGAAGTCGTCCAGGGTCCGCTTGAACGCGCCCGGGACGATCACGTCGCCGTAGCTGTCGACGTTGTTGAAGACGGCCGCGTACCCGGAGAACTCCGAGCCGTCGCCGTCCCCCTCGGCCTTGCAGTCGAGGAAGGCGAAGGTCTTGTACTTCAGTGGCATCGCGCAGTGCTCCCGGGACGGCCGAGCTGGGCGCGGCGTCCTGACGAGGATTCGAAGTGTGGAGCTGCTTAGCTCAGATCAGCTCAGTAGACCCTGTCATCAGGGGCAGGCTTCTTCGCCTCGAGCTCGTAAGTGCCGCCCAGGGCCCGAGAGACGCGGACCACTTCGGCGACGGCCACGTTGCCGTCAGCAGGGCCCGACTCCGCCAGCACGATGCCGAAGTAATCGTTGAGATCGTCGGCGATGTCCGGCCGCTCGGCCGAGGTCCAGACCAGGTCGTCGCCCAGGACCAGCACAACCGGCGGATCGAGCGGACGCGACGGATAGCGGTAAGTGACTCTGCCGATCATGTTACCTCAACGATCCATCAAGGATTCCGAGGATGAACTTGCAGTATTCGGGGTCCTTGGCGGCGAACCCGTGGGGATCTTCGTACAGCTTCTGGACGCCCATCGACAGGACCTCGGTCGCATAGGTCCCGTAATCCTTGCCGGTGTAGTACGCGTAGTGCAAGCTCATTGACCGTGTGAACTCATCCTTGCGGCCGAATTCGTTGTCCTTGTACCCCTTCTCCGGGAAAAGCTCCTTGAGCTTGGCCGGCTTCTCATCGCCGACACGATGCTTCAGGAACGCGTGCGCGGATTCCTTGGCGTGCTGGAACTCGAGGCAGTGGCCCATTTCGTGGACGACGATGTGCGATTTGTTGTGCGGCTCCAGGAAGATTTGCTGATACGTCGCGTTGGCCCGATCGTCGCTGTTCTTCGGGACCAGCTTCCCCTGGGCGACCAGGAGGGCTGGGCCCGGCCCCTTGGCGAGGACCTGGCCGAACCATTCGAGCCCCTTCTCGGCCTCGCCCCGGAGCGGCTCCGGGAGCTTGCTCATCGGCTTGCCCTTCTGCGGGCTGATGATCTTCATCCGTTGCTTCGGCGGGACGAGCAGGACCTCCATCGCCCGATCGCGGACCGAGTCGCGCACGCGATTCAGCTCGTTCTGAGCGTTCATCAGCGCCGCGCTCAGGTTCCGGCGCTGGGTCCGCATCTCCTCGGTCCACTTGTCCCTCGGGAGCTGGTTGAAATGCTCGGTCGCCTTCCAGGCCGCGAGCGCCGTCTCCTGTCTGGCCTGAGCCGCGTCGACGTCACTCTGGATCTTCGCCAGGGCCGCGACCTTGGCATCGCCCTCGGTGTAGCTGGCCAGCCGCTCCTGGATCGTCTTGTGGGGCTCCTGGGGCTTCGTCGTTGGCTTCGCCGGCGGCTTGGGCTTTGGCTTGGGTTTCGGAGCTGGTTTCGGTTTGGGCTCCGGCTTGGGCCTGGTACCAGGCAGTTGCCCGTCCGGGTAATCCTGCGCTTCGGGCTTCGGCTGATGCAGTGTGGCGGACCAGGGCGTCTTCGAGTCGTCCTCGGTCAGGACCTCCACCACCGTGCAATTGCAGTGCGGGTGAGCCGGCGGGTACTTCACCTCGGCATAGGCCGGATTGGACCCGATCACGGCGAACGCCTGGCCGAGCCTCACGAACTTCGCCCGCCGGCCGATCGTCTGGCACATCGGGCACGCGTCGCTCGAGAGCAGCCACTCCCAGCCGGCCACGCCGCCCCACTGCAGTGCGGCCGCCTCGTTGGCTCCATGGACCGCTCGCGACGTCTCGGTCTGGGCGATCCGCCTGGCCCGCCAGGTCTCGGCCGCGGTGAAGACGCTCTGGATCCGGTCTGTGAGCTGCTCGATCGACTCGCCCCGGGTCACGACGCCGGCGACCAGCTCCTCCCGCGTGCGTTTGAGCGCTTCGTCGAGCGCGAGGTTGGTGGTCTTCAGCGTCGACTCGCTGAAGGCCAGGACCGACTGCTCGATCATGGCCTTCGTGTGCGGGTTGACGACCTGCCATTTCTCAGGATCGAGATCATGCTTCGCGAAGAAGGTCTGGCCGGCCTTGTCCCAGTAGGCCGTGATCAGCGGCGTCATCACGTCGATGAAGTCGTGGAGCCCGGGCCTGATGTCCGGGAGCTGGTTCGGCAGCTCGGGGAGCTGCTCGGCCGACTTTTGCTTCGGCGGAGTCAGCGCGGCGATCAGGTTCGCGCGTTGCTCGCGGAAGAGCCGGACCAGCGCACGGCGGACGTTCTCGCCGGTCGGCAGGCCGTATGTGTTCGCCTCGGCGGCCATCAGGCGTAGAGCCGCTCGATCTCGGTGGAGATCGGCAACCGCTGGCGGCCGAGCTTGCCGCCGTTGAGCATCCGCTTGACGATCGCCCGGGCCTCGGACCTGGTGTTGGCCGTGACCGCAAAACTCATGGTCTCGATCGGGCCGCCGTCGCGCGACACGGGGACTGAGATCGTGAACTGCCGGCGTCCGTCCCCGCCGCCCGTGTTGAGACGATCCAGCTGGCTACGCAGCGTCTCGACTCTGCTCTCCATCCTCTTCAGCAACGTTTGAGTCTTCGTCGTCTGGCTTGGTCGGGGTGCCAGGCGAAGAGTCGTCGGGGTCGTCGGGAGCACTTGGATCGCTCCCGCCGCCCGCAAGCTCGAAGAAAAACCGGTCGCCATCGGGGTGTGGTTCATAGCCGAGAAGGTCCCTTGCCTCGTTTTGCTCAATTAAATTGGCCTTGAAATCTTCACGCACGCGCTCATGCTTCTCGCTCAGGTCCTCTTGCAGCGCTTCCACGTCGCTGTAATCGAAGCCGACCCGATACTTCTCGGGGTCGTCGAACTCGGGCAGGAGGTGAAGATCGAGGGTGTCCGCCACCAGGTCCTGGAGCGGGACGATGCAGTGCCGCCAGCCGGCCGAGTTGGCTTCCTTGAGGTTGCTGTACGTCTTGTTGGGGTCGGGCAGGCCGACAACCATCGGCGAGACGCCCAGGGCCGCCAGGATCCGGGCCTCGCCCCGCGCGGGCAGCTTGTCGAGCCGCATCTCCTCCGGACTGAAGCCGATCTTCACCAGCTCGACACTGCCGGAGAGCAACACCAGCGTGTCGCCCCGCATGTCGCCTGTGAGCGTGTCGCGGATCCGCTCCTTGAGCTTGTTGCCCTGGTCCGGCGTCAGCTTCGCGCCGTCCTTGGGGATCGCCACCAGGCCGGGGACGCCCAGGTTGCGGAGGATCGAGGCCGTGTACCCGGAGACCTCGTTATCCGTGCAGATCTCGCGGAGCTGGCCCTTGATCGCCGCGAGCCCCAGGCGATCGTTCCGGGGATCGAGGCCGTCTCGGAAGTGGATCACATCCTGCGGCGCGAGCGTGACGACCTGGTAATCGCGAAGGAACTGGTACCCCTTGATGTAAGCGGCGCCGGTGTCCGTCTCCCAGATCGGCTGAATCAGCCAGTGCGGGACCCACCAGAGCTGCGCCGGCCGGCCGAGCCCGTCGCGGATCTTGACGACGTAGGCGTTGCCGTCGGTCAGGAGCGAGAGGGCGATCGCCTTGGCGAGCACGCGGCCCGTGTAGTACGGGTTGGGCCGCCGCATCAAATCGCAGACGCGGTGCCTGGGGAGCGGGACGTAGCTGCCGTCGCGGGCGACGCGCGAGACCTGGAGCCGCGGCTTGGGGTAATTGTCGCCCACCCACTTGAGGGCGATCGCGACCAGTGAGGACATCCACAGGTCGCCGGCCTCGCGCTCGTAATCGAGGCGGGCGCCCGGGAGCAGGTACCGCAGTCGCGAGCCGAGGCCTTGGCCGCCGATCCGGGTCCAGACCGCCGAGACCCCGCGCGTGATCTGGTCCCAGGCGAGCTTGAATCGGCTCGGTCCGGCTGCCATCAGAGGACCTCGATCCACTTCTGATTCGTGGCGCCCCAGGCCGCCAGGGCGAGACCGATCACGCAATCGTCGTGCATCCCCTCGGGCGCGTTCATTCGCACGTTGCGCGACGGCGTCAGCTCGTACTCATAGGCGAGCAGCTCGGCCGTCTGCTCTTCGAGGTCCATCAAGCGGATCTTGCCCTGCTCGATCGACATCGCCAGGTGATTGATCAGCGCTTCCTTCGAGGCGTTGGTGAACGCATAGGGAACGACGCTCAAACCCGCGTTGCGGAGCCGCTCGAAGATCGGGTCGCCGACGCCCGTGCTGTCCAGGACGACGTCCGCGTCATACGCCTCGGCAACCGCGACGACGGCGGCGATCTGCCGCTCCCAGGAGATCTGATTGAACCGCTCGAAGTAGACCTGGCGGCCCAGGGCGTCGAGCACGCAGATGACCGTGAAGTCCTCGACGCGGGCCAGGTCGACGCCCGCCGTGTAGTGGCGGTGTCGGTCGGGGGCGTCGTTCTGCGAGCGTCCCTGATCGACCGCCTCGGCAACGCCGCGGAACACGCCGCCGGCGTCCTCGAGGAACTCGGCGAGCAGCTCCTGGCGGAACACGCGCTCGGGGAGGCCGCGGCGGAGGTCCTCGATCTCCTGGGGGTCGATGAACGGGTTCAGGAACGTGGGCAGGCCGCGATTCGGGCCGTCGGACCAGGTCGCCCAGTCCGGCCGGAGCGGATCGAGACCATAGGTGAACGTCTTCCAGAAGAAGTTGCGGCCCTTCGGCGTGCTGTAGAAGTCCGCCCCGCCGCGGAAGTCGGTCAGAGTCGGCCGGATCGCCTGCGTCCAGGCCTGCTCGAGGTTCTTGACCTTGGCCGCTTCATCAATGACGATTCGCTTATATTTTCGCGAGCGGCCGGCGTCTCCATCCTCGAGCGACCAGAACTCGATCGAGCCACCGGTCACGAGCTCGATCCGCCGCTGGGATTCGTCCTTGTGACGGGTGATCGGCTTGAGCACGCGGCGGAAGTCGCGCCAGACCTCGGTCAGATACTTGAACCTGGGTGCAAACCAGCCGACCGGAAAACCCTCGAGCATCGGCGGCGTGAGCCGATGGAGGCCCATCGTCGTCTTGCCGAACCGGCGCCCGCAGGGCACGCAGTTAAACCGCTTCACCTCCCGCAGGATCCTCGCCTGGGCCGGATGGGGCCGCGGGAGGCTCAATGTCACTGTCGGCATCGGCGTACTCGACGCGGATCGTCAGGTCACCCGAGTGCTCGGCCTGGAGCCGATCGGCATAGATGTGCGGACGGTGGGCTTTCGCCAGGAAGATCGCCAGCGTGTCCGAGTAGTGCGTCTCGACCAGCGGTTGCCCGTTGACGCCGAGGACCGGCTCGCCCCGGTAGAGGACCTGGCGATCGACGCCGCGGATCGCGCGGCGGTACATCTCCCCGACCAGCTCGTCCGTCGATTCCTCGATCGCATCGTCCCAGGCGCGGGAGAACTCCTGGTCCGCCTTGCGTCGCTCGTACGCGGCCTGGCGGCTGATGCCGGCTTCCCGGCACGCCGCGGCGACGTTGGGCGAGAGCTGCAGCGCGGCCAGGAAGTTTTCGGTCCACTTTTCCCGCATTTTCAGGTGTCAACCTGTCAAGCCAGCTCAGTTCGGGTGCGGATCGAGCGGGCGCCAGTTGGGGAGTCCCGCGAACGTGTCGGCGGTCTTGAGCTTGAGCCTGTGCTCCTCCTCCCGATGCCGCCGAGCCTGGCGGTCATTGAGGTAGCCGTTGACGGCTCCGACCAGTCCGGCGATCGCGAGGAAGAGCGGCGGTACCACGGACCAGCTCGGCCCGTACCGATAGACCTGGTCAATGACCCACCACACCGAGCCGGTCGCGGTCAAAGCGTGAATCCGGCCGTGGTGGTCCATCGCAGTTGCTCCGCTCGATCGAGGGTTGGCGTTGCTGGTACCGGGGAGCTGGTCAGGGCGTGACGTTGACGCCAGCGGTCGGGGCGGGCAGGCCGAATCGCCGCTCGATCTCGAAGGTGAACACCAGGCCGGAGGCGACGAGCGTCACGTCCGACGCCGGCACGTAGGCGGCGACCTGGCTCAGGAGGGCCTGCTCGACGGCGACGACTCCCCCGCCGGTCTGCCAGGCCTTGAACGCGACCAGCGCCAGGGCCGACACGTTGACGTGCGCGGCGATCGCGGCGGGCACGCCGGTCAGAGTCTTGTTGATCAGCCTCGAGACGACGACGCCGGCGACCCACTGGTAAAGCGCGGTGAACATGCTCAGCTCAACTCACGAGAGGTGCGACGAAGAGGACCAGGGCGAGCACACAGCCCACCCAGACGAAGACGCGGAGATCGAGCTCGGTCATGAGCCAGGGACGAACGTGAACTCGACCCGGAGCTTGCCGCCCGTGGGGAGCGGGATCTCGACCGGGTCGTAGGTTTGGGACTGGGGGGAAGGCGTCGCCGGCGTGCCAACCGCGCTGGGGTGCTGCCCGTAGAGGGCCTGGATCGTGGCGATGTCGTAAGGTGTGAGCCCGGTCAAGGACTCATCCAGGATCGCCGACATGATCGACTTGGTACCGTCGGGCGCGTGTTGCAGGCCGAGGAAGTGGCCGAGCTCGTGGAGCACGGTCAGCTTGAGGCGAGCCGGGGACCAGGCGGCGACCGTGTTGTACTTCGACCAGAGCTGGGCCCGGGGATCGACGCCGCAGGGCTCCTGAGTGAGGCCGAGCTCCACGCCTGACTCGTCGAGCAGGCCGAAGCTACAGACAAGGCGGGCATAGACCGAGTTGGTGACCGGCGTGAACACGAAGTCGCATGCAGACTGCCATTGCTCGACCGCCCAGGCGACCGCCGCGGAGAAGTCCTCTGACGTCAACGGCGGCGGCACGCGCGAGAAGTCGATCCAGAAGTAGGCGTGCGCGTCGGGCCATTTGCAAGGCTGATCAGCCATCGGAACTCAGCTCCGGGAGCCTTTCAGTGAAGCCTCTCCAGGGCTCGCGACCGATCGCGCACACGGCCAGGACGATCGCCACGCAGACGACCCAGAAGAGGACGTCGCCGACGATGAGTTTGGCGGTGCGGTAGCGGGTCACGAGAATTCCCCCTCTATAGATCCGCTACCGATCCGCGCACTTTTTGGAGGGTCCGCGCGACGTAAGTCTCGGCCGGCGATCGGAAAGAAAATTTTGGAGGTGTGCACTTTTCTCCTCGAGCTCGAGGTCCTCGAGGATCTTGCGGATGGTCGATCGACTGAGCTCAAAGCCGCGGCCGAGCTCGCCCAGGGAGAGCCCCTCGCGCCGGGCAAGACCGATCAATAGATTGCGGAACGAGCGTTTCATGCGGGCTTTCTCCCGCGCGCCTCCTTGGGTCGGAAATGCCGGTCCCATCCCCAGGTCATGCACCGAAGACAGCACCGGTCGAGCGGGGCCGGCGGGATAAAGGGCTTGCCCTGCTCGTCATAGTGGGGAGTGGCCTGGCGTCTGGCCTCGCGCGACCGACAATCGACGCACGGCCCCCATTCGGGCTTCAGCTCGCTCCACTGGCCGGGCAGACCCATGTAGAGCACTGTGGGCCAGGGCACGCGGTCGATCAGGCCGGGGAGCGGCGATCGTCGCCAATGGAGCAACTCTGAGAGGTAGGTCTCCAGCTCCTCTCTGGCCTCATCCCACTCGAGCGGAGTCGGCTGCGGATCCACGACCTGGTCCGGCTCCGAGAGCGGCAAGTCCCGCGGATGATCATCCTCCCGCTCGATCGGCACGTAGCCCGTGGGACTGTCCTCGTCTCCGAGCTCGACACCGAGGCGCTGCATCGCATCAGGGCTGAGCATCACGAGCGGCTCGGGGTCCGCATCGACCACATCGAGCCATCCCGATACGTTGAGGTCGCAACACTGGTCCCGGACCAGGTCGACGTCGGCGCCCATCAATTCGGCAATTACCGATGGGTAGAGCCAGGCGACGGGTGCGAAGAGGACGCACCGCACGACGGCGGGAAGATCGACCATTGCGGCGGACCTCGGTTCAGGCGGTCGCGGTTTTCTGATAACCGAGGAACTTGAGCACAGCGAGGTAATCGGTCGCCGTCATGAACAGGATTGCATGGCTCTGCTGGTACAGAATCACGGCCGAGATGAACGCATTCTCTTCATCTGTATATTCACGCTCGCTGATGGCGTGAATACGTCGGGAAGAAGGATCCGAGCGGCGTCGCTCGGCGGCGACCCGGACACCGTTCTCTCGCGCTTTGGTCTTGTCGATCCCAGGCGGGGTCCGCATCGCAACCCTCACAGTTATCCGCATCATCGCGGATCGTCTATCTATCCTAGGCTCACTTTTGGAGAGTGCAAACATCGATTTTGAGTGTACGCAAGAACAGTTAAAATCCGTATCCAGAGGTTCGTCTGATGACAAGGTAAAAGGCGAAACGGCGGAAAGCTTGTCAGTTGACAAGGAACCTTGTCAGAAGGTAAGTAAGATCAATGCTTGTCAGTTGACAAGGGTATCTCAATCCGGAAGGGTAAAAACCGATGGCTGAGCCTATCGACGTCGACGCGTATCTCCGGGTCTCGACCGAGGAGCAAGCCAACGAAGGGCTCTCCCTCGGGACCCAGCGCGAGAAGATCCTCTTATACGCGGCCGTCTATGACTTGCGGATCAAGGAGGTGTTCGTCGATGCAGGTGTCTCGGCCAAGACAATGAACCGTCCGGGCCTGAGCGCGCACCTCGAGCGCCTCCGCCGTCGCGTGGTCGAGGGGACGGTGATCTTCAAGCTCGACCGACTGACCAGGTCGCTCGGGGACTGGTCGAAGCTGCTCGACAACTTCTACTCAGAGAAGGCGGGGCGGCAGTTGCTGAGCGTAACGGATGAGATCAGCACCCGGACCGCGAACGGCCGGCTCGCCCTGAACATCCTGATGACCGTCGCCCAGTGGGAAAGGGAAATCTTATCCGAGCGAACCAGTCAGGTCCTCCAGGGCAAGATCGCCCGCGGCGAGCGATGCGGGAAGGTACGCTTCGGGTACGACCTGCACGAAGACGGCGTCCACCTGGTGGAGAACCCCACCGAGCAGGCGACCCTGAAGCTCATCAAGGTCCTGCGCGGCGAGGGGAAGTCCTTGCGGGCGATCGCCGACGTCCTCAAGACGCTCGGGATTGAAACCAAGGAGGGCAACCAGCTCTGGCTTCCCGGCACCCTCGCCCGCCTCTTGCGGAGGAGCGCCTGACGTGGCACGCACCAAGCCCCGCCCGACCCTGGCCGAGCAGCTCCGGGAGCTGATCGCCGACAGCGAGCTCAGCAATTACGAGCTGGGCCGCCAGGCCAACGTGGCGGAGGCCTCGATCTGGCGGTTCCGGAAGGGCGAGCGTGACTTGACCCTCGAGACCGCCGGCCGGCTGTGCGAGGTCCTCGGCGTCGAGCCGCTGCGGGTGAGCCGCAGATCGCGGCCGTCACCGCCGCCCTCGAGGGCCGATCTGTCGAGCCGACGGCAGTCCCCAGGCGTAAGCGGCCCGCGCCTCGGCCGCGGCGTCGATGCGGTCGCGCCAGAGGTCCAGGAGGACGGCCAGCTCGCCCTCGAGGGCGATCGGGACCTCGGCACGCTCGACATGCCCGGCGTGTCGGAGCTCGTCGCCCAGGTCGACGAAGACATCGCCGGCGTGATCGAGCCGTAGGTGATCAGTCCGAGCGAACCAGGTGTCCCCCATGATGGGGACCTAGGACAGAACCATGGGGACAATCCCACCGACCAACCCGCTCCCGGTGCCGCGGCGCGATTTCGATTACCGCGTGATCCGTCCGCGCGAGCTCGGCATGTTCCTCCGCGACAACAGCTACTGCATCAACATTCGCGCCGCCCCCCGACTGGTGAGGATCGACTACTGGGGCCCATGGTCGTTCGAGTTCCGCTGCCGCTGCTGGGACCAGAAGATCGGGAGCATGTTCCTGGCGGCTGGTCTCGAGCCCATGATCCGGCTCAGCCTCCACCTCTGGCCCGGCCCGCGTGGAACAGTTTACGACGCATAAAAAAGCCCCGGGGTCGGCAACCATACCAGACCCCGGGGCTCGACTTGACCCCCTCAAACTCGCGTCAGAACTCTACCACTCAATGCCGGAAAAGCCAGGCGTGCTTGCGCGGCGACTGGGGCGTCGCGAGCACCGGCTCCGCGTAGACGGGCTGTGCCACGGTCTGGAGCTGCACGGGTGCGTACACAGCCTGCGTCACGGGCTGAGTGGTCACCGCCAGCGTCGGGGCCTGGTACGGCACCCTGGCGGTGCTGTAGCCGTAGAGCGTGAGCTTCTGCCCGAGGCGGGCCAGGGCCAGCCCCAATTTCGAGGGCGGCTGAAACACCACCTGCTGAACGGCGGGTTGCTGCACGATGGCCGCCGGCTGCGCGGGAACTGCGGCCGGGGCCTGGCTGATCTGCAACGTCACGGGCTGAGCAGGAAGCGATTGAACCGGCTGGACTGGAGCCGGTGCGGTCACAGCCTGGACGTGCAGGGTGATCGTTTGCGGCGGGGGCGCCTGCACCGGCTGGGCCGGCGCCGCGGGCTGGAGCTGGAGCGTGACGGTCTGGCTCGGCGGTTGCGCGACCGGCGTCAGAACGGCCTGCGCGGGCGCCTGCACAGACGGCGTTGGGGGCGCCTTCACCGGCGCCGCGGGAGGGAGCGGGCGCTGGGGGGATGGCGTCGGCGGAGGCGGCGGGGCCTCGTCGCCGGCGCGGGCGAGCCCGGCCGGCGCGAGGCATGCTGCGAGGATCAAACAGGTGTGGCGGATCATGATCTCACCTCTTGAGCGGCCGGTACCGGGAGGATCCCAGTTAAGGACCAATCCCCCGCGCGCGTGTTCACCGGCCGTCGTTCGAGTCTATCGGATCGGCGGGATCCGGAGCGTTAGAGTTTTCCCCATCGGGAGGGTTTGCCGCGCATACCAAGGCCCCGATCGGACCGCCCGACCGGGGCCTGGAGCCACTCAGCAACGCTCTGACGGGCCTACCCTAATCACTTCTGTCGGCGCGTGGAAGTGATTTTTGACTTCCATGGGCCTCCACTAGCCCATCAATAGCTACGGCTCCCTCGGGGAGATTGAAGCGGCTTTCGACGTGCTCCATCTGCTCGAGCACGCTCTCCACGCGCTCCGTCCGGTCGGCCTCATGATCGCGGGACATCACGTGCACAACCACCGCGATGACGGTGCCGGCGATGCAAGCCGCCCACGTCACCGCGTGGAGCCACGCAGGGGCAGTCGCGGTCTGAAGCCCAAGTCCGCTCAGGAACGCGGAAACAGCCGCTCCGGCGGCCACCGAGATCACGAGCTCGTGGCGCGGAGCCTTCCGCGGTTTGCACCGGCAGACCATCCGCTTGATGGCCCGCCAGTCGGCCAGGGGTACCGCCAGCATCATCTCCCGCACGGTCTGGGCCCACTCGTAATTGCGACCGACATCGGGAACCGTCGATTTAGCCATGGGCAGCCTCCGTCCCCACGTTCGGGGCCGGCGGCTCCGGGATGACGATACCCATGGCGATCGCACTAAACAGTAGGGTATAGCCGCAGTTCTTGCAAAAGACAGGCACAAGCGGGAATACCGGGCCGCCGGCGACAAGCGTCCCGCCGTAGTACCCCATGAGCTGCACGATTGAACTGCTCATCTCCCAACCGGTGGTACCGCAGATCGGGCAGACGCCCGCCATCCTCCATTTGTCCTCGAAGAATCGCTGGGCCTGCGCCCGCTGCTCGGGATTGAGTTCCATGGTCGTCCGCGCATGAAAACACCCCGCGCGAGCTGTCACCCCCGCGCAGGGCGCTTGATTCGGGGCAAGCCCCGACTCGGTTGTGGGCGTGGTGACAGGCACGCCGTTGGGACCAGGGTAAGGAGCTGGGCCAGGAGGATCAAGGTATCCCCGGCATTCCCGCCCCGGCCTCGGCCGCCGGGGCGGGTCACCCGCTCCTCTGCCATTGAAGCTCCCAGGGCTCGTCATCCAGGACCTGGCCGAGGACCGTCGCGAGTGCCGCCACCCGGACAAACGCCTGGTGCCGGTCCGCTGCGTAGACGTCGCCGACATTTACCCGACCGTTGGTGTAGGTCATCTGGGCCCTGAACCGCGGCTGCACGGGCTGATCTGCCAGGAACTTCCTGGCAGCCTCCGCAGTCGCGAACATCCCGCGGCTGGCCAGCTCCGGGACGCGAAGGTCCTTGAGGCTGATGTTCGTGTGGTCGCCGAATGTCTGGGCGACGACATCAAAGCCCCTGGGGATCGCCAGGGGCTTGAGGCTCTGGATATCTGCGTCGGTAATCATGAGGCCCTCCGTATCCGGCCCACGACTCTTGCCGCAGACCGATCGTCATAGTGGGTGTACCCAGGTCGCGTATTCGTGGCCGACCCCTCGCAGTCGCGAAACCCTCTTTCCCACCGGTCTCGGTAGTCGACCCGACGGTAGGGGTTGTCGAAGAGCTGGGCGTAGCGGACCGCTGCGTCCCAGCCCTTACGGTAGGCGGCCTCGAGCATGACGTGCCGGTCGAACATCAGCCCTCCTTTACGTACCCTTGCTCCCCGATGTTCTTGTCCCAGGCGTCGGCGAAGTCGCTGAGCTGAGCGACGAGCTTCAGGTTCACCGTCACCTCGCCCTCCTCAGTCGACGAGCAGGCCTCGGTGTAGGCCGGCGGGATCGCCTGCTGGAAGATGCTCAGTGGCTCATTCAGTCGCCGCCCAGTCGCCGGTCTTCGAGAATCGGATGTACTTCCAGATCCGGGCGGCAACCGCCGGCGCTTTCGCTCGCGGCAGCCCCCAGATCCGCAGCCGATTCTCCCCGCAGCAGAGGACTGAATCCGCGACCGCGGAGAGCGGCTGGCATAACCGCACGACCCGCGCCAACGTTTGCCGATCGAGTCGGGATGTCACGGAGAAGGGGTTGGTGTGAACCGAGACCGATGCAAGGTTGCCGATATAGAGGATCTTCATCATCGGGAGGCCCCGCGCGGCGCACCACTCGGGATACATGATCTCGACGTTCGAGAAGCCGTCGTCCACGTCGCGCACCATGTACCGTCGGGCCTTGCATTCCTCGTAGTCCCTCAGCTCCTCCGACGACAGCCGGGGGTAAAGCTCCGAGCTCTCCTCGCCCCGGGCGATGGCGTCAACCTGTTCCGGCGTCATCATCAGCATGGCTTGCACCTCACCTCTCCGAATCGTCCCTCCGTCCCCATTCCCTTAGCCGACCGATCCATGTCAGGAGCGGCACTAAAGCCTGCCTGACTCGTCTTCATGCCGGTAGAACGCCCACCGGATCGCGTCGAGGAGCTCGTCGCAGCTCATCATCACTGTGCCTTCGAACCGGCACTTGCGGCATTCGAGGAACGCCACCGCACCGAGCAGGCTCTTGGCCCCGCGCGGGTTCTGCCGGACGTCGATGATCGCCCCGCAGTCCGGGCAGATGAGCGACGGTGCGACGATCGTGTCTCCGTCCCACGCCGCCATCGCCTCGAAGACGATGTCGCGCGCGACGCCGGCGGCGAAATGGACCTTGAGCGGGAATGGGATGCGGCTGTCGTGGCCGACCGCTGGGCGCCGTGCCGCGAGCTGGGCCAGGGACCCGGGCTTGGGAGCCGTGAGCGCTCGCCGGTCGCGCCGGTGCCGAATCACGATCACGGCGATCGACCCAAAGAACGGCAGCCACATGAGCGCGATCAGCCACGGCCTGTCCAGTCGGGCCAATCGGGAGACCGCCGTGCCGGCCGCCCCGAGCAAGAGGTAGGCCATCTCCCGGACATTGATGAAATGGCCGATCACCTCAAGGTAGGGCTTGATGCGTTCCCACCACTTCCGGCCCATGCCACTCATGAGCTATCATTCACCCCAGGAGACCAAACGCCCATGTACCGCGTGCCGTTCCTGGCCTGTGCGATCGCCACCGCCCTTGCGTTCGGCTATGAGTCGCTGTACGAGCACGACTTCTGGCGGCAGATGATGGCGATCGGTCTCAGCGCGCTCGCCAACGGCGTTTCCGGCGCCATCTACCACTTCAACCAGCGCCTCGACGCCTGCGCCTGCCCGTTCGCCCGCCCCACTTCCACTCCGCCCCGCCAGACCACGCGCCAGCTCACCCGTTAGCCTCAGTCCCTCCGCCCCCACTCCCGCAGCCGCCCGATCCACGCCAGGAGCGGGAAGCCGACGAGCGTCGCCACGATGATGCCGACGGCGTCGAACCAGCTCATGGCTTGGCCCGCATCTCGGCGAGCTGGTCCTTCGCCGCCTGCGCCTCGGCCGTGCCCGGGTGGGCCTTGATCAGCTTGCGGAGCATGTAGATCGCCGCGGCCTCGTTGCCATTGAAGCGGGCGGACGTCGCGGATTCGAGTGCCACCTTCGCCTGCGGATCAGAGGGGAGCGGCGGAGGAGGCTCCGGCGCCGGAGTTGGTGCGGGAGGCAATGCCGCCGCTTTCGCCTCGGCTTCCTTCAGTGCGTCGAGACGGGCCTTCTTGCTCTCCAGCTCCTGGCGTGCCCACTCGCGCTCGATCGCTTCGGTGATCTCTGGCGTGGTCAGCACCAGCAGTCCGAAGGCCATGAGGCATAAGAGCAGCGCGGTCGCCGGCCACGTCGAACTGATGCGGCTGTTGATGAAGGAGATCACGAGTCCCAGGCAGGCCAGGAGGAAGCCGATACCGCCGAGCGGGACGACGGCGAAGTTGTAAGGGGGGAGCCATGAGATCGCCAGGGCGAGCACGCCGAAGATGAAGGCGGCCACCCCAAGGCCATTTACCTCTTTGGGCCTCCGTATCGGGCGATCGTCGTCATCCTCATCATCGTCGATGTCGCGCATTAGCAGGCTCCGCGCATGGAGACGCCCCTGCGCAGGCCACTACTCCCGCGCAGGGGCGTTGGATCGGGCAAGCCCGAACCGTGATTTGGGCACGTGGTAGTGGGCACGCGCTCGGTCCAACCTAGTGCGCAGCCCGGCCACGATCAAGAGCCTGGTTCAACAAAGCAACATGCGGAGCGAGCTCAGTTCTTCGGCGGCTTGCCACCAGCCCCCTTCGCCCTGCGCCGCTGCATGTCCTTTTCCTGCTCCGCGATGAGGTCCTTCTCGACGATCGGCGCGAGGACCTCTGAGAGGTATTCCGCGATCGTGATCCCCCGGTAGCCAGCCACCAGGCGAGCGTCACGCAGGACCGCCGCGTCGATCTTCGCGGATTCGTCGTTTCTCTTGACCATCGTCGCGGCAAGCCCAGTGCTCATGATGCCTCCAGTAACTGGGAAGGATTGTAGAAAGAACGTCACCGTCGGTCCAGTTCCATCATAGAGCCCGTCACTGGGATGACAAGAGAAGATTCCCCAAATCATTCTTGACACTGGTGACTGAGTCTCTAGGATAGAGGTGTCCGATCAAGAGTGGCTCGATCGGCGCATGAAAAAGGCCCCGTGAGTGTTCGCTGCACTCACGAGGCCGGGTTCGAAGTGGCCCCCTGCAACAAGGACCCTTCTAATGCTCAATCTACCCCGGACCGCCGCGACGGGCAAGCCGCGGCGAATGAAGGACGTCTTCGAGCTGAACCGGGAGCGCGACGCATGTGAGCCCGAGGACCTCGACTACCGGCTGTCCCCCTCGGGCCTCGCCCTGGCCCAGCGCGAGGAGCGGCTCCGCGAACTGACCGACCGCGCCCGCGTCGCGCACACGGCGATGGACCGCCGCTGGACCTGGACGAAGCGATGGAGCCGCAAGCAGGTCCTGGACACCCGCCGCCGCGCCCTCCTGGTCCGCTGGACGCGCCTCGCCTACCACCTCCACCGCGCCGAGGAAATGGAGGTGTCCTTTGGCTAACGTGCTGTTTGACGAGGGCTTCCCGGTGGCCGTGCTGGTCGACCTGGTCGACGGGATCGAGGTCTGGTCCGGCCCCGATCCGCTCGAGCGTGATCCCGGCGAGCGGGCCTGGCGGCGATCGCCGGAGCGGCTGCGGTCGATCGAGTGCGAGCGGCGATCGCCGGCCGAGGAGGGCGAGGAGCTGGACTGGGACGAGCTCGAGCTCGCGTCCCGCGTGGTGTTGCGGCGGCCTGAGTGAGTGACCCCTAACCCGGCCCGGGCGGTGTGAGCGTCCAGGCCTTTCAGGAGCCAGACATGATCGTTCGCATCAAGTTTGATGGCATCGAGGATCGCCCGGTGTTTCTTCGGGCGGTCTCCCTCAAGCCCTGGACGCGCACCATCGAACCGGTATACACGGCGTCCTGGGACGAGGCGGCGACGTTCCCCTCCGTCGACGCGGCGATGCGGTTTCTCGGCCGCTGCTACCCTGAGTCCCGTTTCAATGAGCACGGTGATCTCTACACGGACCGGCACAAGTTCAACGTCGCGAACATCAGCTTTCCCGGATCGTGACCACCCCACCCCACCCCACCCCGGCCGGTGTGAGCGGCCGTGGCTTTTAGGAGCGATGCGATGATCGTTGATCTGTGTTCAAGCGAGATCGTGAAGGCGCCGGGCGACGTCCCGCATCGGGCCGTGCTCCGGGGTCGCTTCAATGAACGCTGGCGGCTGGAGGAGCTGATCGTCCACACGCAGAGCCTGCGCGAGGATGACACGGTCGACTACGGCGCTGGGACCTACTTCGACATGGGCGATGACGATGGCTCCGGCAACGTGCTCTCGCGAGCCCTCGTCGAATTCAAGGCCCGTGTTCGCTCCCTCGGGTTCGCTCCCGTGATCTTCGGGGACGACGTCGAGCGCTTCGCGCGTTTGGCGAGCAACATCAACCCGGATTGATCACCACGGAGGCGCCGGGGATGAGCACTCCCGTCAAGACCTGGGACATCTGGCTGGTGACCAGGCGTATCGAGCCACCCAACGATCAGCTCAGCGTTTACGAGACGTCCCGGGTCGCCGTTGAGCGCGGCCCCCTCGACCCCTGCATCCCGCCGGCCAACGGGGCGCTCAAGCTCGGGACGGTCCTCGCGCATGACGATTCCGGGGCGCACGAAGCCTGGCGCGAGGAGTGTCAGGCGGAAAAGATAAGGAGGCGACGTCGATGATGACCCAACACCCTGATCTCTTCGCGGCCCTGGCCGCGCCCTTCGAGCCCGAAGAAGTGAAGGTCCGCTCCCAGTCCGGCAGGCAGCTCAATTACGTGACGGCGCGGACCATCATGAACCGGCTCGACAACGTGCTCGGCCCCGAGAACTGGTGGGACGAGTATGTGCCCAACGCGAACTCCGTCCTCTGCCGGCTGTCGATCCGCCTCCCGGACGGCAGCGTGCTCACCAAGTGCGACGCCGGCGGCTATGCCGGGATGGCCGATTCAGGCGACGACGACAAGTCTGGATACAGCGATTCGTTCAAGAGAGCGGCGGTGAAGTTCGGCGTCGCTCGCTACCTCTACCGCGACGGGGTGCCGAAGTTCGTCCAGGAGCGGATCGGCGTCGAGAGGACCTCCGTCAGCGCCGAGGACCTGACCGTCACCAGGGCGGCCGAGGCGCCCGCCCGGAACGGCACCAATGGCCACCACAAGGCCAACGGGAAATGGGGAGGCCCTGGCAACGGCCCGACCGCCAACGGCCACGCCAGCGAGCCGCCAGCGGCCTCCAACGGCAAGGGCGACGGCGTCCCCCGCTCCGGCAAGGCGCTCTTCGGTTGGGTCAAGGACGCCGAACAGCGCCACCAGGTCGGCCTCCTGAAGTACCTCAACTCCTGGGCCAAGCTTCAGGAGTTCCCGGGCCGGATGATCGACTGGGACGCGGACCAGGTCAGCCTGGCCTACGCCGAGGCGACGCGGAAGCTCGCGGCGATCCAGGCCGCGTCCGATCCGGTGTACGCGAGCCAGGAGGGGCCGGAGTGAACTCCTCGAACTGGTCGCCTCCCCACCCGATGCCTTTCAGCCACGCCCAGTTCCTGGCCCAGATCGGCCTGACCCCGCTCGAGCCCTGCGGCGCGCGTGTCGACTGGCTCGGCACCGAGATCGCCGCCGTGGGGCCGCACGTGCTCTGCCGCCAGTGGTATGGCTGTCCTCGGTGCGGGGTGGCGTACCGCATGGACAAGCTTCAGATGCTCGAACGTGTCCTCTATCAACCCCTCAAGGAGTCGCTCTGATGGCACTCTCAGTGACCGAAGCTCATGCCGTGAACACGTTGTTTCAATGGCTTCTCGACATCGAGCACCAGCGCGGCATTTCGCATCCGACCAAATCCCAGGCGATGGAGGCCGCGGGCCTCCTTGCCGACCACGCGAACAAGACCCTGATGGCCGGCGTGCGAGGCGTCCAGGTGCGCGAGGCGTGGCTCCGCAAGTTCGAGGACTGACCAGGCCCATGGACCGCTACACCTGGGGCCAGGAGGCCCGCGAGTCGATCGATCGCGCCCTCGAGGAGGGCCGGCGGCTCGGCCTCGAGGGCCGCGAGCTCGAGCGGTTTGTTTCCAAGGCGTACCCATTCCAGGGCCGTGAAAACTACCCCTACAAGGTCTGGCTCCGGGAGTTCGACCGGCTGGTCCGCGGCGATCGTCGCCGGCGGGAGCGGCGCTCAGCGGAGCGCCGGGAGGCCGAGCCGGACCAGGAGCTGCTTTTCGAGTGAGGAGCAAGCGATCCGCAATGAAAGTCACGATCCGACTCTACGCCACCGGCACGCGCTCCCGGGACGGCACCGTGCCGTATCGGGTCGAGATGGCCGTGGACGGCGCGCTGCGTATCCCGACGCGCACGCTCACAGACGCCGAGCGCGACCAGCTTGCGACGACGATCCTCAAGGCCGCGTCCGCGCAGGCACTCGGCCCCGAGCGAAATGGGAGGGGCGGATGAAGGCTGAACTGAGAGTCGAATGGACGTCAGAGCCCGACGCCGACGGCCGGCGCGAGTACCAGCTCGTGTACCACGTCGACCTTGGCGACGAGCGGTCATTGACGCAGGAGATGCCCCTGGGGCGCCGGACCGAGCAGGAGGCAATGGACCTGGCCCAGGACGCCATCGCGCGGGTGAGTTATGTCGCCGGCGTGGTCTGGGGCGAGACCGACAATCGGCTCCGGCGTGAATACAAGGGCTCGACGCTACCCGGGCCAGGGAGGGATGGATGAAGCGCGGAGTCGCCAACGCCGTCAGTCTTGAAATCAGCATCTCGGCGATCGCCGAGCCACGGCCTGACGGGAAGCAGCTCCTTTTGATCTCAATGCGGGGCGGCTCGGTGAATTACGTCCGAGACTCGCTCCTCGAAGTCCGCCTTGCGGACGAATTGCCCGAGCGGATCTGCCACGCCGTCTCCGACCTGGTCCACTCCCTGGAGTACGACAGATGATGAGCTACCGACCCCATCCCTACACCCACCGCACCGCGCTGCTCGGAAACCACCTGGGCCTGCCCGTCCCCCGCTGCAACGGCGAGCTCGAGCTCGCGACCGGCGGCACCGACGTCGTCCAGCGCGACGGCCGGCGCGTCTACCGGCTGATCTCCGTCTACCACTGCGCGGCCTGCGGCGCCGCGGTCTCGATCGCCCGCGAGACGATCGACGACGAGGACTCGCCCGTGGACGCCGAGTCGCTCGCCTGGGAGCTGCTCAACGCCTACCGGCCCCTGCCGTCGCCCGACCGGCTCGCGGCGGAGCTGGCGCACGCGTTCGAGCTGCCGACCAATGGTTCCAGCAGTGACGATGGCGACAGAAGTAACGGCTGATGGATATGGAGTGAACGGGCCATGTAGGCCCCGTCGCTTGTGAGATGTGACCTGAACGGCTAGACTTCGATTTGCACGGCCGGTCAGTCGGGGCAGATGCTTGGCGGCGTTTCCCCACGGACAGGCGGCAAACAACCAAGGGCTACTGATATGGCACAACCCGCCTCCCGCGGGCACGGTGCGCCTCCGCGCACACGGTCCGTACCATCCGGGAAATCGTACCCGGATTCTGCCCCTCTGTCCACCCTGCCCCCCCCCCCGAGCCACGGCCGGAAGGAGGGGTAGATGAGCAGCGAGTTCACACGACGCCCGTCCGCGCGTCAGCAGGCCGAGTACCTCTCGAACATCCTGGATAGCACGCTGCCGCTCGAGGTGCGCAAGCACTACGAGCGAATCCTGGCGGTCCACCGGCTCCTGCCCGACGGGTACCAGTCGTCGCTCCCCGATGCCGACCAACCCCCGCCGCTGGTCCCCGGTGCGCGGAGGATCCTGACCACCGAGCGCGATCCGGACCTCGACAAGATCCCAGCCTGGGGCGAGCTGGTGGCCGACCGGATCGCCGACGTCGAGCAGGAGGACATCCGCTGGCTCTGGCCGCTGCGGATTCCCCAGGGCAAGCTCAGCGTCATCGCCGGCGACATGGGTCTGGGCAAGAGCCAACTGGCCACGGAGATGGCCGCCGTGGTGTCCACGGGCGGCTGCTGGCCCGATTGCCCGGGCCAGCCGGTCGAGAAGGGCTCCGTGATCTACATGGCCGCCGAGGACGACCTTGCGGACACGATCGCGCCTCGGCTCACCAAGGCGGGGTGCGACCCCAAGATGGTCTACAACGCGGTGACGATCCGCCGGCGGGATGGGACCGTGTTGCCTTTCAGCATCACGCGCGACATCCAGCCCCTCGCCGATAAGCTCGAGCAGTTGGGCGACGTGAAGCTCCTGATCATCGACCCCGTGCTGGACTACCTGGTGGGGGTGAACGATCACAAGGATGCTGAGGTCCGGCATGCGTTGAACCCGCTCAAGGTTCTCGCGTCGCACTACAAGGTGGCCATCGTCATCATCCATCACCTGAACAAGACGGGGGGCCTCAAGGCCCTCTACCGGGCCGGCGGCGCGGGCGCGTTCTTGCAGGTCGGCCGGATGAACTGGCTCCTCTCGGAGCATCCCTTCGACGATGACCAGCGGACGCTCACGTGGCTCAAGGTGAACATCGCCAAGCGCACCCCGGGCCTGTGCTTCCGGCTCGAGGACAACGGAATCGAGTGGGATCCGGACACCGTCGAATGGAGCGCCGACGACGTCCTGCGGATGATCTACGAGCGAAAGTACCGGGACTCGACCGACGGGCGCCGTGGACCGCGGGCCGGCAAGTGCAAGGAGGTCATTGGCCAGATCACGAAACTTCTCAAGGACGGTCCCATGCGCGCTCGCGACGTCAAGCGGGCGATCGTCAACGACGCCAAGTCGGCGAGCCAGACCTACTACAACGGCCGGGACAAGATGCTCGAATTGGGCCGGCTCGAAACGTACCGCGAGGGGGGCGTCGAATGGCTCCGGCTCCCCGCCGGCGTGCGGCCCCAGCTCGATCTCGGATTCACAAACGGCGATGGGAAGGCCGGCGAGAACGGAGCCCATTGATGCCTCCCGACAACCGTCAAAGATTCCACGGTTTCCCAGACAGATTCCCGAGTTTCTTTCGAAACTCTGGAACGATCCGGACCAGTCCTGCCAACGACTTACGACGAGATTCCCGAGTTTTGGTTCAGGCGCGCCCCCGGGGGCGCGCGCACGCGAGGGATCGGAGAAACTCGGGAATCTCGACCTAACCCGTTGTGCCGCTTAGTCTGAGGGATTCCATAGTTTCGAAAATAACTCGGGAATCTGTCTGGGAAACCGTGGAAGTCGGGTCAGCTCGTCCGATTCTCCCGGTTGGCCGGGAGCGCAGGCGAGCCCGGAGCGCAGGGAACGGCCCCCGGGCAGATGCTTGGCGGCGTTTCCCGGGGGCCGTGTTCGATCCAAGGACTCCTTTCCCCAGTGACAGTCTAGGGTGACCCAATGAGCCACGCCAGACCGCAGCAGGGACGGCACGCGGCCGAAACCCGTGCCAGTACACCCGAGAGGATTCGAACCTCTAACCGTCGGTTCCGAAGGCCGACAGTGTTTCCGGATCGCCTTCTCAAGCAAGATCAGAATCAGCGGCAAAACTTGGGCATTCCCCCCCAATCACCTGGGAGGCCCAACGATGCCAGCAGTCGGATATCGCCGGTTCGAACGCGAAATCCTCGACCTCTACGCGCCACCCCACCGCCGCCTTTCGACGTTCAAGAAGATGCGAACGGTGCTCGGGGAATTTCGGTCGCTGAGACGCAAGCGGTCCCGGCAACCGATGGTTCAGCGCACGTCAGACATCCTGCCCTCGGCGATCCTTCGGTGGCTCGAGGTGCACGAGGATCGCGAGCCCATCACGAACCTGAGCTACCTGAACACCTTCCGCGCGGCGGTGAACATCGCCGTCAAGATGAAGTGGGTGCGGGTCTCGCCTTGGGCCATCCGCTCGGACTGGATCACGTTCGACGACGCGGACCTCGAGGAGATCGAACGCAAGGCCCGGCACTTCTCCATCCCCGAGCTGCTCAAGATCCTCGACCAGGCCGACGCCGAGGCGCTCCTCGGCGGCCGGGAAGCCGCGTTGCGCCAGGCGCTCGTGTACACCTATGCGTACACTGGCATGCGGAAGATGGAGGCGCTCGGCCTGCGGGTCGACGACGTGCGGCTCGCGGACGAGGTCATCATGCTCAGGAGCCACAGGCTCCGCCGGCTGAAGACGAAGGCGTCGGGCCGGCCGCTGGGTATCGCGCCCGAGCTCAAGGTCGTCCTCGAGCGGTGGATTCCCCAGTGCGGCTCGGAGTGGCTCTTTCCGGGCAAGCGGCGGGTCGGTCCCTGGTTCAATGGCAGCGTTGGTCAGAAGCCGCTCGACCAGGTCAAGGCCCTCTGCCTGCGGGCGGGGGTCGCGGACGGCACGATCCAGAAGTTCCGGCACTCGCTGGCGACGCACGCGAAACGGCTCGGGATGGGACCGTACGAGGTAAAGGACCTCCTCCGGCACACGAACGAGCGAACGCAGGAGTGGTACCTGGAAGACGACCTGATCAACTGCCGGGCCGCAGCCCAGCGGATCAGCTTCCGCCAGTTCGCCCCGAGCGCCCAGCTCAACGCTGGCTGAACATCCCGCCCTCACGCCGCCGGTCGACCCCGCCCCCCTCTTCCCCTCCCCTTCCCCGGCTCCAAGGCCCCGGACGCATCGTCCGGCGGCGTCAAGGCTTCGGTAGACGGCAAACCTTCAACCTCGGGGTTTGCCGGACCCTCAGTGTTTACCACGGGCGCGCCTCCCCGGTCCTGGAGCACGTAGCGTCGGAGATTGACGGTAAAGAGCTCTTCCGCCACCGCGCTCATGTCGCGTCCGGTCCCCACCGCGTGGATCGCCAGCCGCCGATACGTCTCCTCCGACAGGCAGAGGCTCACTTTTCGCTTTGGCCCCTTGACCGCGTCCTCGCCCTTGTCCGCTCTGCGTCTTCGCCGCTTTCCACTCTCGGGCTCGTCCATCTCTTCCTCCCTCCCGCGATCTCGATAAGTCTCAATCCACAGGCCCGCCCACCCCCTAGATCGGCATCCGCTGATTCCCTTCTTCGCGTCGATCCACACTTCCCCTTTTCCGATCGCATGGAGCTATTGACATGGACGACCCCTCTGTCACCTGGGCCGCGTTCGGCGCCGGGTGCGTGCTGATCCTGTGGGGCCTGGAGTGCGTCCACCCCTTCAGTGACAACCTGCTCGAGCGCCGATTCACCGGCGTCATCCTCGGGGTCCTCGGGTTCGCCCTGATCCTGTCCTGGGCCACCGTCCCAGTCCCCGCCAAATCGCCTGTGCGGCCCGTGGAGCGTTCCGCGGGCAGTCCGACGTCCGATCGCACGTCGATCGGTCCCAGCGTCTCCAGGAGGCGAAGCATGTACGAACTGGAGCATCAGATCGATGCCCACCTTGGCCTGACCCCGTGCCAGCGCGCGGCCTCCGACGGGATCCGGCTGGCCGTCGCCACGCTGGTCCGAGTCCGGACTCTCACGGCGGACCCGCGTTTTATCGTGGCCGCCGGCTATGGCTACGCGGCGTACCGAGGCGAGCCGAGCGGCCGCAGGGCCGACCTCAAGGCCGCGACCGACACGATTCTTGCGGGGTGGCTGTCATGAGAAGCCACCCCGACCAGCCCTACGTCTGCCGGATCTGCCGCTGCACCGACGCCAGGGCCTGCCCCGGCGGCTGCTACTGGGTGCTCGCGGACCTGTGCTCGGCCTGCCTCAAGACCGCGCTCGAGGTTCTCGTGATCCGCGAGCTGCTCAGTGACCCGGAGTTCTCCGGCCTGGTTCGTCGCGCGAAGCGGACGGCCAATGAAAACCACCAGCTCGATTACCTGATCAAGGACCTGGCCTCAATGCGGAGGCAACCCTCATGGCTGACACGCGCTATCGATGGTCTGACTACGCCGCCGTCTTCGGACCGGCCAAAACCACCACCGTCGCGGACAAGCCCGTCGCCCTCGTCCCCAACGGAGGGCGGCTCGCGGCGCCGACGTGGTCGCTGATGATCGAACGCAAGCGCGAGGCCGTTATCGAGGCCGAGACGCTCGAGGCGGCCGTCGCCCAGGCGGAGGAGGCCCTCCAGCAATACGAGCTCGCACAGCAGCAAGAGCAGCAGGCGTAAGCAAAAAGCCCCGCTGCCAGTCTGTCCGACGGACCGCGGGGCCTCTCCGAGCTCGGACCGGGACCGTCATGGCCCGTAATGTTCATGTCACCTTAACCAATCGATCTCACCCGCACAATCGATTCTCGTGATCAAAGGACTCACACCATGCAGCGAGAGATAGGTCCCTGGCGTACCCTCGGTCAGGTCGCATTGTGGGTGACGATCCCCGTGACGATCGCCAGCGTCGTCAATAGCTGCCTCCAGTCCGAGCGGCTCCGGGCCTTGTGGGTCGCGAGCGCGCCGCGGAGCAAGGAGCACGACCCCGCGACGTGCCCGGCCTGCTCCGACAAGCGGATCACGATCCGCGGGTTCAAGGGTCGGTTCGAGATCGGCGATCCCTCCGAGCGGGTCACGGTCATCGACCCGGGCCATCTGCCGCCGGGGTTCAAGCCGGGGCCGGGCGGAGGTCCTCTGCCGGATCCGAATCCAAAGCCGAGCCCGGAGCCGTCGGCATCGCCGTCAACGGCTCCGCTGAAGTGACGCACGCCACGCAGTCGTTGAGGCTCACGCGTGCCTGGCTGTCGCCCTTCCCGGCCAGGCACGTGTACAGCTCATTGCAGCCGCACTGGGCCTTCGGTCCCCGGTGCTCGCACCGCTTGGCACGCTCGATCGGCCCCAGGTAGGGACTCGCCAGCAGGCGCTGATCGAGCTCGCTCCATTTCTCCGCCCGCTTCCACGCCGCCGCCACCTCTCTCCGCAGCCGCTCCGCCCGGGCCATGGACGTCGCCGGCTGATAGAGCTTGTGCGAGGTCGTCGACCGGACGTGGACCAGGTTGTCGTCTTCCTGGACGTCGTTGATCTCATCGCCGATCGCCAGGACGCTCGGTCCGCCGGCCGGCTCGCCCAGTGTGCGAATCGGGAAGCCTGCGTCGCGGAAACAGAGCCCGGGCGCCGTCTCGGTATCGGGCCATCCCCAGTCCGACTCCTGGAGAGTCAGGCCAAGCCGCTCCCGCGCCCGCGCGAGTGACCAGCTCGCCCCGATCTTCCGCCAGGTCGGAAGGTGATAGCATGTCGCGCTGTGACCGAGGCAATGCCACCAGAGGTCCGTCTTCCACTGCCGGGAGCTCATACGATAGCCCACGGCCGGCGTCTCCGGCCCGCAGAGCGACACGAGCCACTCCAGGAAATCCCGACGCCGCAAGAACACGTCCACGTGCGTCGAGTAGACAAACTCCGTCTGCGCGAGGCTGAAGGCCAGGTCGTTCGCGGCCGTGATCGGCTCGGAGCTGTGCTGGTAACCCTTCGACCGCAGGTAATGGATCTCCAGATCCTCATGCTTTTGCTCGAGCTGCTCGAGCTTGCGGCGGTTCACCGCCAGGGACCCGGTGTCGACCACGAGCAGATAGGGCCGGAGCGTCTGGGCCCGGAGCGTCGCCAGGACGGCCTCGAGCAGCTCCGGCGTGTCCATGTGGACGATCACGGCGGTCACGCGGTATTGCCAGGGCTTGCGGCCCAGGATGCCCTGCCAGGGCTTCTCCGGGGCGTTGCCGCGGATCGGGGCGACGAACCGGTCCGACGGCTCCAGGACGATCTCCGGCTCGGCCGGGTGGCTCCTCGGCGCGCGATAGGCCGGCGCGAGCGGATCGGGGGCAAGGCCAGCCTGGGCCCGAACCAGGTTCGTGTACCCGGGGTGATAGTCCGGATGCTCCGGGTCGAGCAGCTCGAGGTATCGCGGCGCGCCCAGGAGCACGGCCTCGCAGCCGGCGAGCGATTTGGGAAGACTGTCGATGGAAAGCATCGCACTCGCACTCACAGCGTGTAGATCAGCGTGACGGTCGGGCCATAGATCTGCCTGAGCGGGCTGCCGACCGGGAGGTTGAAGACCGCCGTCATCTGCCAGGGCGAACAGCTATTGACCGTCACCGAGGTCGGCACCGGGACGTTGATCGCCCCGGATCCGAGGAACAGGATGGATTCGAGGTTTCCGCACGTGGCGTCATAGGTCGGGAGGTCGACGGCACCGGCGTTGCAATCGCCGCAGGCGATCGCCGGCCGGCCGCCCAGGGACGAGCCGCCGCCGCTGACACCCGGACCGGTCAGTCCGAAGGCGACCGTCACACCGGTATTCGGGAGCTGGTTCAGGCAGTTATGGTCGCCGGCAAGCGCGGCGGTCCGCGTCGCGCAGCCCAGCCAGAGGCAGCCGTTCTGGCCCGACGAGCCGGAGATGAGCGACACCGATCCGATCCCGTCGCTGACGTGGATCGTGCTGGGGAGTGTGTCGTCGCCGCAGGAGGGGGCGCAGCACCGTCCCGCAATCGGATAGAGCAGGAAGTTGTACCAGCTCGTCTTGAGGAAGAGGCTGAAGCCCGAGTTGCAGGGGTCGCCAAGCCGGCACGGCGGGTTGCCGCCGGACACCGAGGACACGGGCAGGCAGGCGACTCCGGTCGTCGAGGGGCAGTTGAGGATGGACGGCAGGGTGAAGCTATAGCTGCCCGTCGTGTAATCGCTCCCGGCCGAGGCGTTGAGCGTGATCGAGTCGCCGGGGATCGTGCCGTACGTCGGCGTGATGCATGCCTGGCCTGAGCTGTCCGTGTTGGCGGAGCCGGCGGCGTTGCCGTTGACGGTCAAGCTGAGCGTGGCGGTGATGTCGGTGAACGGGCCGTTCGTGCAGTTCGAGGTGATGCAGGCGCAGATCCGGGTGACCCAGGCGAACGTGAGCGAGCAGACCGGGCCGGGTGCGTTGAGCGTGTACGTGGCGGTCTGATTGACCGTTCGGCCGTTGTAGGTCACCGAGACCGTCAGCGTGCCGTTGAGCGCGTTCGCCGGCGAGTAGCACCACTTGCCCGACGCGTCGGTGGTCCCCGACGTCGTCCCGCCGCCGCCCGCGCCCGAGACCGACACGGCCAGGCCGCTCAGGGGTCCGTCACAGCCCACGGTGTTGATGCACACCTGGTCCGCGAACCGGAGCGTGCAGGTCTGGATATCGCAACTCTTGGAGATCGTCACGTTGCCTGAGAGGCTTGGGCCGCTCGGGATCGTGATCGTGACGGTGAACGTGCCCGTGTTGATGCCGACGTCCTGGCAGAAGTGTCCGTGCGCGTCCGTCGTCCCGGACCAGGGGCCGCCCGGCCCAGCGATCGTGACCGACGCGCCGCTGATCGCGTTGCCCTTGCAGTCGTTCGCCTGGGCGCAGACTGTGCCCGGGCACGGGTGGACGCGATGCGCGAAGAGCCAGGCGCCCGACGTCGGCGAGCGGATCATGCGGAAGACAGTGGGGCCGGCGGAGAGCGTCCGATCGTCGATCCGGCGCTCATACGTCGGGTCGTAATTGGACCCGCCGTTGAGGTTGCCGCCGGTGCGCCCCGTCGTCGACCAGGCCGTGCCGTCGAAGATCACCTCCTGCCACTGGTACCCGCCGTCGGCGTCGGCCGTGGAGGTGAGCTGGGCGTCGATCTCCTCCGGGACCAGGAGGTCGATCTCCAGGCCGCCCGGCCCGGAGCGCGCAGCGATGGCGGATCCGCCGCGGACCTGGCCGAGGCGCTGGATCTCGCGGTTCTGGGCGTTCTTATCGCTGGCCCGGATGAGATCGCCGGGCTTGTAGGTGGGAGGGTTGAAGGGCGGCATCAGATCAGATCAGTTCTTACCGTCGAACACGAGCACGCCGGACGTCGGGCATCGCCGCGCTTCGTAGCGGGTGCCGTCGACGGTCAAGGTGGTATCGTTGGTCTGCCGTTCGAAGGCCGGATCGATCGTCGTGGACCCGGTGAAGCCGCTGTCGATCCAGGTGTTGGGCGGGATGTGCAGGACTTCCTTCCACGGATACCCGGTCGCGTAGGTCCCGGTCAGGACAATGAAGATGCGCTCCTCGGAGGATTTTCGCGTGATCTCCAGCCCGCCCGGCCCTTGCCGCGCGGCGAGACCTGCGCCGGCGCGGATCCCGCCCAGGCGCCGAATCTCGCGATTCTGCGCGTTGGCGTCGCGCGCCGTGATCGGGTCGCCAGGCTGATAGACGGGAGGGTTGAAGGCCGGCATGAGCTCAGATCAGATCAGTAGAAGAAGAGGCCGAGGAAATCCTTGTATGCGTAGATACGATTCCCCGACCCGTTGTTTTGCTTGACCAGAGTGGGTGTGCCGTCGCCGTCCTTCGGTTGCTTGTTCCAGTCGTAGGTCTGGAAGGCAAACGAATAACTCACCTGCTGTCCCATGAGCCCCTGGGTGGTGCCCTTCGGGTCGCTGCTGAATTCCTCGAACAGGAGCGTGCCCTTGGGGCAGCCCAGGATGGGGTTCAGGTTCACACCGCCAAGGTAAGTCTGCGTTTGTTGCCAGGGGAGGAATGGAACCCACGGGAAGGTCAGAACAAGCTTGACCTCGGCAAAGACCGCGGCGACCTCGCCTTGCAGCGGCTTGTTAGAGCCATCGTCATAGAGGTAATTCTTGCCGGGCTGGCTGATCGTCTTCCCCGAGCCCTTGGTCCGCTGTTCGCACCAGAAGATGGGCTCGCTCGGGTCGAACTGCTGCATGTTGTTGGGGTCGTCGCTCGGCTGCTGCGCCCAGGTGCGGTTCTTGAATTTCACCGTGCAGATCGAATGGGTGAAGAACTCGCCGGGAGCCAGCCCGTAATTTGGCGCGAGCGGGAGCCCGTTTTGCCCGATCGGCTGAATCAGGCAATCATACGCATACATCTTTGCGTTGGGCGCGCCGGGAAACGCCCAGGGCAGCGTGTAGACGATCTTGCCTGGTGAGGGCGCGTAGGGGAAGCCGAGGACCTGATCATGGAACACGAACGCATCG